AAATTAACACAGTCACTTGCTGATAGAAAATTTATTCTTAGATACAGCGGCGTAGACTATGGAGAGCCCAGCGATCATCTTGATGTGATAAAATTTATCCCAGGAGAATTTGATCCGTATATCCCGTTATTATCAAAATATTATTACGATGTCAATCAAAGTCTACCAATGGCCATGTACAATGCTGCTAGATTCAATATAATAGTAGAAACGGACATTGCTTGGCAACACAGTTTTTTCCTAACAGAAAAAACTGTAAAAGGGTTGTTGACTGGAATGCCGTTTGTATCAGTGGCCACACCAAACTTTTTAGCCAATATTCGAGCACTGGGTTTTGAAACTTATCATAGTCTTTGGGACGAGAGTTATGACCAAGAAACTGACTGGTTAAAAAGATTTGACAAAATTGTAGATTTATGCAATAATCTGTGTGACTTTGATTGGGACTCTCATCGAGAGCAGTTAGAGAAGATCAAACACAAGAATCAAACTAATTTTTTAAATTTAGACAAAGTTATTAATCAAGAATTTGAAAATTTTGAAAATACTATAAAAAAATTATTATGAGTGCAGACATTGACATTGACGTTCCTGATCGTGCCAAGATATTGGAACTGATCCAGCACACCCCTGCTAGGCAGGTAGTGGATGGTCGGCCACGCCGCCACAATTCTGGCATCTACATCACAGACATTCCTCGAGATCCAGACCATGGGTGTGCTGCCATTGATTATGAAACAGCAGAACAGCGCGGTTACTTCAAAATTGACCTGTTGAACATGAGTGTGTATCAGTTGATCCAAGATCCCTCACACTATGAAGCTATGTTAGCAGCAACACCTCCATGGTCACGACTGTGGACAGACAGACCCTGGGCCAGTCAGTTGGTCCATGTAGGCAACTACGTGGATTTAATGGTGTCTATGCAACCTGATTCTATACCCAGGATGGCTGCTTTTATCTCAATTATCCGCCCGGGCAAAGCACACTTGCAACGACGGCCCTGGGATCAAGTGTTTGCTGAAGTATGGGACGGAGACGAATCGCGTGGATATACATTTAAAAAATCACATGCTGTGAGTTATGCAGCCTTGGTTGCCCTGCACATGAACTTACTCAATACGACGAACTAGTGTAATTGATTTGCGTTTGCTCTTTTTGCGAGCAATATCCACTAGGCTGCACACAGGCCCGTGCAGTATTTCAAGATCTTTGTTGCTAAATGTGCGCAGAGTAAAACGGAATTGATCCCAATCTCCACGCAAGAATATGTTGATGGGTATGCTGCGATTGCTTTCCCACCACCAGGTGTTGGCCAGTTCTAAAAACTGTAATTTGTCATCTTGTGTGAGCACAGTACCAAAGTCGTAGATGGTTGTAACAGCGTCATCCTTGTTTTGCACAATACCCACGTATTCTTGATTGGCATATACACACAAGGTAATGAACGGATATTTTTCTGCTAGTTTCTCAAAAATATTGTTTCCCATAATACGAGAATATTTATGTATTAGTTTGACCGCTCACCAAAATCATTAAATATTATTATCATGCAAATTACCATAGACACCCTGTCAGTTGAGGTCAAAAACTTTATTACACGTTATCGCGCCTGGCACACCAGCAAGTTATTTGTAGATCGAACTCGAACACCCGTTATTGATTTTACTGAACAAGGATACAGGATTCCTTGTTTTAGAGATCGAGATATCGAACAAATCAACGCCTGTCAGTCTCCAATTGTTATGATTGATTCTCTCAACGAAGGCCTGCACTATATTTCTGTATACAACAATTACGATAAAAACAAACACTATCTACTGTTTGTTCCGTGGTTTGATCAGACCAAAATTGAGCTACCCATCGATTATACCCCAATTTGGTATTCTCATTTGTTGTTTGATCTATTAGAAGATTATGTTGACCCAAAGTCTTGGTATTATTACATAAACAGAACATATACATTTGACTACCCCAAACCCTGTTTGTCAACCACCATTGCCGGACATAGAGGTGAGAGAGAAATAATTAAAAATACCCTAATTGACAACTTAGAAAAAGACAGTTTTATTTTTAGATATAATGGTCAAGATTATGGTAGAAGCATAGATGCAACCGACGTAATAGACACTTCCAGTGCTGATTTCTCTGCTGAAAGACTGCCACAAATATTTGAATCAAAGTTTGCTCATATACAAAAAGAGCCTGGTTTTGTTTATTGGAAACTGATTAGCATCGCAGCTCATAATATGAGTTATTTCAACTTAGTGTTAGAAAGTGATGTAACAAGAGATGTGTTTTTTATGACAGAAAAAACCATAAAACCTTTGTTGATTGGGCAACCATTTGTGATATACGGTAGTAAGGGATTTCTACAACACGTAAGAAATCTAGGGTTTTGTACCTTTCACACGCTATGGGACGAAAGCTATGACCAAGAGCCTGACTACAAAAAACGTGCCGTAATGGTTGCTGAGTTGTGTATCAAGTTAAAAGATTTTGATTGGGTTGGTAACCGTGATCAACTTCGGGCAATCTGCATGAAAAATCAGATGCATATTCACAACTTGAGTGCTGTGACCCAACAAGAATTTACAGATTTTGAGGCTACAATACAAGCACTGTGCCTCGATAAATAGAACATGTATTCAACTACTGTCTATCTCTATCAGCAAATCATTCGAGTACTTTTGATTGACACCAGTGGTGGATACTTTACTGCGAGGTATGACCCAGTGTACGCAAAAACTTTAACTGTCAACAAAGGTGTAGACAACGTGCTGTTGTTTGAATTCATCAACCAAGACCAAAAACCTGTGAACATCACAGGAAGCACATTTCGCTTTAGGTTGTTGAACCAAACTGGCGATGCATTATTGCTTGAAAAAGACATGACTGTACTCAGTGCCACAACAGGCCGGGTCAAAGTTGTGCTGGACACTGCTGACACTATCAATATCTTGGCACAACCCGGCAGTTACAGCATCGAACGCACAGCAGGCAACTATGTGCAGTCTGCATTTACAGATGACAATGCCGGCGCACGAGCCGACTGTGATATTGTGGATAGTGTTTTCCCACAGTTTATAGCCAGTCAGCCAGTCTCAATCCCCACTATAAACGGCAAAAACTCTTGGCCACAAGCAGGACCAAGTTCATATCCTGATTGGGCACTAACCCCACAACCACAGTCTCGCAACTACTTGACCGAATACTATTCCAGCGAAATCAACACAACCGGTGCCAGTTTGACCACAATCAAGTATGACCTGGTGCATTACACTGGCACAGTAAAAGTGCAGGCAGCACAAGACTACGAAGCCGTTTGGGCGGATGTTACAGAAAGCCGCGAATACTTTGATGAAACAGGAACTTTTTACATCAATGTTGTGGGCTTCCATCCTCTGTTGCGCCTGGGGTTAAACAACAGCCAAGGTTATGGTGCAACTGCAACTGCCACCGTGGTCAATGGAGTTGTAACCGGTATATCAGTTACCAATGCTGGCACAGGCTATATGGCTGCACCTTGTGTGCAATTACTGGGCAATGGTGCTGGTGCCACAGCCGTTGGTGCACCATTTGTCGGACCCAGCGGTATTGGGCAAATTACTGTGACCAATGGTGGGTCTGGGTACTTGCCCTTGAACTTTGGTGGCACTGAAAACCAAGCAGTCACAGTGTTGATCACAACAGGCTACGTAACCAATATACTTTATCGTTAAGCATTGCATTTGCGTGACAAATCTGTTAAACTGTACAGATGCTTGATATCCTTGCTTACCTACCTGCAAAAAAGAAACAAACACCCTCGGGGTGGTTGAGTTTCAATGCTGTATGCTGCCAGCATACTGGCGGCACGTATGATAAACGTGGACGTGGAGGACTCAAATCTACTGAGGCGGGCTGGAGTTATCACTGTTTTAATTGCAATTACACAGCCAGTTTTATCTTGGGACGCAGTGTAAGTTACAGGGCTCGAAAACTCCTGGGCTGGATGGGGGTTCCAGAAGTAGAAATAGAAATGCTGGGATTGGAAAGTCTGCGGCACAAAAATATACATGGTATACTCAGCGAACGTCAGCAAGTTTGGAATGCTATCAGCGATATTCAATTTGGTGAGTTTGATGAGTTGCCACCATTTGCAGAAATAGTTACACTTGAGCATGAATTACAATGGAACTACCTGCGTACAAGATGTGTGCCTGAAGACTTTCCTATGCTTACAGCCATAAAGAATGATGGTGTACACTGGACTCGCCCTCAGGTGATCATACCGTTTACCTACAACAATGTCATGGTAGGGTGGACTGCCAGGATGTTGGATGGCAAGGCACCCAAGTTTATCAGTCACAGCCAGCCTGGCTATGTGTTTGGCACAGACTTGCAACATGACAACTGGCAGCATGTGATTGTGACAGAAGGCATATTTGATGCACTCAGTATAGGTGGCCTGGCTGTGATGCACAATACCATAAGTGATCTACAGGCCAGATTGATACGCAGTCTTGGGAGAGAAATAACAGTGGTGCCAGACCAAGACACTGCAGGTGTTGAATTGATTGACCGTGCAGTGGAACTGGGCTGGGCAGTGAGCATACCCGACTGGCCTGCGGGCTGTAAAGATGTCAACGATGCAGTGATAAAGTTGGGCCGACTTGGAGCCTTGCTAACTATCATGCAATCGCGAGAGACCAGTCGGATCAAAATAGAATTAAGGAAAAGACAACTTGTTACAAAATTACGGACTTGACGTTCAACGTTTATTTTTAGAAATGATGTTGGAAGACGCACAGAGTTACGTGCGTGTTCAAAACATATACAATCCGCAGAACTTTGACAAGAGTCTACGACCTGCGGCTGAGTTCATAAAAGAACATTCAGACAAACACAAAACCTTGCCTGACCGCATGCAGATCTCTGCCACCACAGGCGTCAAACTACAAGCAGTACCAGACCTAAACGAAGGACACTTTGATTGGTTCATGATTGAGTTTGAACAGTTTACCAAGCGTCAAGAACTGGAACGTGCTATTTTAAAAGCCGCAGACATGCTGGAAAAAGGCGACTTTGAACCTGTGGAGAAACTGATCAAAGACGCAGTGCAAATATCTCTCACTAGAGACATGGGAACAGATTACTTTGCTGATCCAGCTGGTCGTATCAACAAGTATTTCAACTCAGGTGGACAGGTATCAACAGGTTGGCCACAGCTGGATCGACTGTTGTATGGCGGATTCAGTCGCGGTGAACTCAACATCTTTGCCGGAGGATCGGGATCAGGCAAGAGCTTGGTCATGATGAACATTGCGCTGAATTGGTTACAGCAGGGCTTGAGCGGCGTGTACATCACACTGGAACTGAGTGAAGAACTCACAAGTTTGCGAACAGACGCTATGTTGACCAACATGAGCACCAAGGACATTCGCAAAGACATTGACACAACAGAACTCAAGGTCAAACTGGTGGCCAAGAAGGCAGGCAACTATCAAGTCAAAGGCTTGCCGGCACAAAGCAACATCAACGACATACGTGCATATTTGAAAGAGTATCAAATACAAACAGGCCGGCGTGTGGACTTTGTGATGATTGACTACCTGGACTTGTTGATGCCGGTGAGTGCAAAGGTCAGTCCCAATGACTTGTTTGTCAAGGACAAGTATGTGAGTGAAGAACTACGCAACTTGGCCAAGGAGCTGGGCATCTTGATGGTAACTGCAAGTCAGTTGAATAGATCGGCTGTGGAAGAAATTGAATTTGACCACAGTCATATTTCGGGTGGTATATCTAAAATCAACACA